CTTCGCCCCAGCAGGCTTGGTCCATGTCGATGTGCCAGAACTCGTGAACTCTTGGATGTCTGCGCTCGATATACCACCACCACCAGCAGCCCACTTAACTCCTGTTGCCTCGGCACTATCAGCAGTCAGAACATAAGTATTAGTCCCAACGGGAAGACGCACATTGCTCGTGCCATCGTTGACAAGCAGATCGCCCTTTGTCGTCAGCGGAGCGATCTGATTAGCCTGCGACAACACCTTGACCGTCCCGCCGCTGTCCAAGAAGTACAGTTTCCCGTCAGCGGTGTTGACCACCAACTCACCAGCAGACAGGCTAAGAGCAGTCGGAACCGATCCGGGTGTGCTGCTGTTTCTAAGCTGAATCGTGGTGGTGTTGCCAACCAGACTTGCTGATGTCGCAGGAACAATTTCGGAATTGTTGTCCACCAACACGGCTCGTTCTGCCGGATAGGTCAGGAATACATCTTTGCTACCTACACCCCAATTGACTGCTGATCCGCCGTTGCTACTCTCAAGGATAGTGTCTCGACTAAGCAACGTACCAGATGACGTATAAGTTCCGACACCAACTTCCCAGTTCGTACCGTCAGTGACCGTGTAATAGGTGGAGTTTCCGTTACCTACAACGGAAAACGATTGATACCCAACCTGCGCCCCGCCAAGCGTGTAGGTGCCTGTACTGGTAGTGGTCGTGGTTTCTTTTACACGGTCTTTTAAGACAAGTGCCATGCTTTACGCCAAGAATTTAAGTTTGTAGAGCGTGGAGTAGTACAGCGCCAATATTTCATCGATGATGTTCTGCAACGGCGTGCATTCCTTGTCGACGACCTTGTACCGGGTGTTTTCGATCTCTTTGACCTGATCTTCCAAAAACTCGACCACGTTGTTGGTCTTCTTGGCCGACTGCAACGCAATCGGCCCGATCAGGCCGTACTTGCCTTGATAGGCTTCAGCAAAATCGTCTGCCAAGTCAATGACGCCCGTGTAGAACTTGTTCAGCGCTTTGTGCTTGGCGTATGACCTAGTGTTGAGGTGTACCGAATGGGTGACATCCCGCGCCAGAAAAAGCTGCCCGATAAAGACTTCGCAGGTCATTGCGGCATTCCTTGTTCAGGCGGCATCATCATCGGCTGCTCGGGCATGAAGTTCTGCGGCATAGGAGCTAGATTGCCTAGATCCATCACGTCGCGCAAGGTCTGGATGACGACCTCTTGGACCTGCTCCGGCGACATGGCCGCTGACATCGCCTGAATCCGTCGCGTCTCGGCCTCATACGCCTTGATGTCGTTAGCCTGCGACTTGATCGCAATATCCTGCGCTTCCATCGACTGATTGACGTTCTGCAACAGCCCCATCATCTGCTGGAGCTGCCCGTTCAGCGCCTCGATCTGCTGGTTGGCCGCCTGGATCGCCGGGTCGTCATCGTCTTGCAGCAGTTTGGGGTCGATCATCTTCTTCAGACGCGCTGCAAGCTCCTGCGCACCAGGCCAGTCCATGTTCTTGACGAACAGGTCGCCAGCAGCCATCCACAACTGCGGGTTGCCTTGCAGGATCTGACCCATCGCTTCCATCGACTCCTGACGCTTGGTCATGTAGCTAGGACCGGTCGTGACCTTGACGTCGTACTTGCCGACGCTGGGGTTGTAGATCTTCTGGATGACGATGCCCTGCTCGTCGGTAAGCTTTGTGACCGCTTGCTGTTGGCTGGGGTCAATGATGGCTTGGTCAACTTCACCGTCAATGCCGATAATCCGCGCAATCCGACGGGTGTCGTAGATTTTGGGAATCAGGTCAATGATCTGGCGCGTGATGTAGCGGATAGCACGAGCCAGGTTGTCAACGTAATGGAACGTGCCGGTGTTGCTCTGCTGCTGCCGGGCAAGAATGGCGCGGCCTGAGCGTTCGTTCGATGACGCGCCCAGACTGGGGTCGTACTGACCCGTGGTAGACTTCAGGTCGTCAGAAGCCCCCATTTTGGCCTGTATGAGGCCCGTTTGAGCCATCGGAGGAGTAGACCTCTGCGGCAGCGGCAGAGGCGCTCCTGCGCCGTCTGTAGCGTCTGGATTGACCTCCAGATACGGCCAGTTGTTGACGTTGGCCGTCTTCCACTGGTGCTCGTAGCCTTCAAACTGCCCGCCGTAGCCAATAAACGGTGCTTTGGGGGCGAGCGCAAGCATTTCAGCCTCTTGGCTGACCCAGTAGTTGTAGAGCCGTTGGGCGTCCTTGGCGTTACGCACCAAGCCTGAAATTTGAACGTCGCCGTCGACTTCGTACTCGTTTCCGACCACTCGGACGACCGGAATGTATTTGCCTGGCCAATCGCGCTCTTGCAGGATCTCAAAACCGTTGGTTTTGACCCATTTCACCTGCTTTCGGTCGACTTTTCGCGTCCGAATGGGGCGCAGGCCCATCTGTTTCATCTGTTTATCTTGCGGGTCGTCGGCAAAAAACGTTTGACCGTTCGGATACAGATTCAAATCGACCTGTTTGTGCTCGTAGTAAAAGTATTCAGCGATGCGGATGGTCATTTCTGCCACCCACTGCGTCAAATCTTGGTCGCCCACGCCTTGCGCCATGATAGACGTCACAGGAGAGGCGTTCGGGTACTCGCGGTGGAACTCTTCTTTGGTGATTTCTTCAGTGATAAAGCAATACTGGGCGTCAGCACCGCAAGGGTCTTGGATCATTGGATCCATGTAAACCGAAAACGGGTTCCGGACTCGGCCGATCTTGATGTCTTGGTCAAAACTGTCGTCGTCGCAGTATTCCGTCAGCAGCCGAATGTAGCCTTCGCCGTGGACGACTTGGTTTTCGCACGCGGTGTCGTAGGCGACGTCAGCGTCAGACAGATACTCGATGTGGCGGACGATGCCGTCCAGCACTTCAGCCATCTCGACGTCGGCGTTGTCGTCAACCGGAATGACTTTGCCGCTAGGACGGTTTTGGCGTTGGTCGTTGGTGACTTGTTTAACGTGCTGTGGAAGCTTGTTGATGGTCAGGCAGGGTCTGGCATTGATTGTCTGCCCTTGAGCGTTCCCACGCGTTTTTAAGACGTCTGCGGGCCATTGCCAGTTGTTGTCTGGCGAGCCTGCCATGAACCGAAGATCGTCAAGCTGATCCTGACGGCTGTCTGAATGCGCCGACATCGCCACCCGCAGCCGCGTTCGCATCGTTTCAAGGACGTCTTTTTCTTTCATTTCTTGCCTTTGGCGGGCTTGGCTGCTTCACGCTTGACCGAATACGCGATTGCAACCGCTTGTTTTTGCGGTTTGCCTGCGGCCATCTCAGCCTTCACGTTTTTTCGGAAGGCAGCGGGCGATGCTGATTTGACGAGCGGCATAATTATTTCTTTTTAGCAGTTTTGGCAGATTCTTTAAAGTCCTTAGCCGTCGGCGCGCCTTTGGCGCCCGGCTTTCGCATCTTTTCGCCGCTGCCAGCAGCTATGCGCTCGCGTTTTGCGTTGATATTAGCGTAAAGACCAGGTTTCGTTGCCATGTCAGCACTTCCATCGTTTGAGCGCCGCTTTGGCGCGTTCGCCATCTTTGGCCTTGGCTGCTACCCCACCCATACGAGCGCAGAAGCTGGCTTTGCGGCCCTTGTCTGCTTCCGTCTTGGGGCTGGGCGCAGGCGCTTTCAAGTTGCTGCCTGTCTCGCGGTTGTACTTCTCCCGCCCTTTGGCGGTCAGCCCGGCACCTTCCTTGGTCGGCAGCTTTTCACCGCGCCCCACCGACAGACTGACGGACTTTTTGCTCATGCGCCCATCCATCCGGCGGCTTGGCTGTTGCGGTCAGAGTAGGCGACAACGCGGTCAGGCTTGTAGGACGACTGACGCGAGGCGACCGGGAACGCGAACGTACACGCTAGCGCGTCTGCTGCGTCCGGTGAGGCTAGCCCTCTTGATTTCATGTCCTTCTTGCTCTCCAAGAAGATCGTCCCGGCCGAATCCGGTTTGGTCTTGGGGCCGGTAAAGTCTGACTTCAACTGCCGATCGTGGGGGATGCTGCCTGACTTAAGCCACTCGCGCATTGCGCCCCACAGCTCAGCCCGCTTGTTGCCCCACATAATCGGGTTCTTTGACTTCCAACCGAAGTTTACCCCACGCACCTTATACCGTTGTTCCGTCAGCCGGTCAAGTATGCCGTAGCCCAGCCCACCCTCGTCGATCACTGTCAGCGTCGGCCTGTACTCCTCGATGGCGTCGATGACGTGGCCCACTGTGGTCATGGTGTCGTCGCCCCGGTACCGCTTGATGTGCAGCAGGTCGCGCCCTTGGCGCACCACGATCACGGTGCTGTCGGCGCCTGAGCGCGCCGGGTCGATCCCAATCACAATCGGCGCGTCCGCGTCCTTGTACCGGGGTCGTTGGGCGGCCTCGTCCACCAGTTGCGGCGGGATGAACTGGTCGTCGCCCGCGCTCGGAAACTCCCCGTACACCTCAATGCGGGCCTGCGGGCTGTCGCTGCCGTACTCCGCAATGATCTGCTCGTAGATCGCCTTGTCCGTGTCCTCGACGTCGCGAGCGTCAATGTGCTCCGAATGCCAGAATTCCCGCTTGGAATGGAAACACTCGAAGAAATAGCCTTGGTTGCGCCGAGGGTTGCTAAAGGCCATCCAGAAGCGGTTCGGCGTGTTTTCTGTGAAGAAGCCTTGGGCGACGTCCCAAATTGGGTCAGGAATGCCTGACGCCTCGTCGAACACCAGAAACACCCCGTCCACGTTGTGCAGACCGGCGTAAGCGTCCGGGTTTTCTTCCGACCAGAGGCGCCCCTCGATCGACCAAAACCGCGTGCCTTTCTTTAGGTCGCGCTCCACGATCTCAGCCAACCACTTGGCCGGGCTGACCCGCGTTGCGCTGATTTCGAACCAATGGCTGTTGATGAGGAGTGCCAGCCACTTGGTGATCTCCGACCAGGTGATCGAGCGGAGCTGCGCCTCGCTGTTGGCCGACACGATAGTGGTGGCACCGATGCGCGTGGACAACATCCACAGCACGAGCCAACTGACCAAGGCCGACTTGCCAATCCCGCGACCGGAGGCGACCGCGCTGCGAAACACCTTGTAGGCGGCGGCGTTGTCGTTGTTGCGGATGTGCTCTGCGATCTTGCGCAGCAGGCGGCGCTGCCACTGACGCGGGCCTTTGTGGTGCGCAAGCGGCGTGTTGGGCTGGCCCCAAGGAAACGCGAACAGAACAAACGCTTCAGGATCGTTCTTGAGCTTGGGGGACCAGAAGCGCGTCATAAGCGCCTGCTCGTCTGTCGCTGAGTAGATTGGTTGCTGCATCAGAACTGCCGACGGTACTGCAACATGGCGCGGTACTGATCTGACAAAACATCTTGCGGATTATAGTGCGGACTATAGTGCAGCCCAAAGTCTACATCGCCACCCAGCATACGGCGCGCGATGCCAAGGTCATACATCGTTGGCGAGCGCATAATACTGCCGTCAGGCAACTGCACAAACGAGGTGCTTGCGCCGCCGCGCAGCCGGTAAGGCGTCTCAAATCCCAGACGCCCGGCCAACATTGACGGTTGATCCGCCATGATCGGCGACAGTTCGTTGGTCGGCCGGTAGCCGCCTGACTCCCCCATCATCCGAAAGCGCAGCATATTCATCAGGTCCATTTGCAACCTCCATGTCGATGACGCGGCGCTCGGCCGCCTCAAGCGCGGATATTACGCTGATCTGCTGACTGACGTCGATCTGCACCTGCTGCTTGGCGACCCAGTCGTGCTTGTGCTTCAGGATGTCCAAGGCGACCTTGGCGTCGCCAGCGGCAGCCGCTGCGTACAAGGTCGTGCTTAGTTCGCGCTCGGCGTCGGCGCGCCCCTTCTGCTCGGCCAACTGCGCCAACGGGTCCATCTCGCACAACCGCCGATACTCAACCGGCAATAGACCCGCAGCAAGTGCCAAGTTGTCTCCACGCAAGCCAAGCTTGGCCGCATCGTAAATTGATTGCAGGCGCGCCTCGGTCGCTTGCAGTTGACGTGCAGTAAGGGGCAAAGTTTGGAACATGGCGCGAGTGTAGCAGAGTTGGCGCGGGGGTCAATAGTGCTGTTAGCTGTGTAGCCGTTTGCTGTTAGCTGTGTAGCGTTTGCAATAAAAAATAAAAATTGTTCGCGAAGCCTCCGTTTTTGACCTGTCGGCGCGTCGGCCCTACCCGGGGGGCGTCGCGGCCGTCTGCCCGCTTGCCTCGAGCTGGTGGGCATCGCACCTATCGGCTTGGCCGAATCAATAGGCACAGGCTATCGACTATCGGATCGTCGCGCTAGATAGCGAACACCTATCGCTACCAGGGCGCGCGGCCATGGGTCAAATACCCTTGCCCCGACTAGTCGCTGTCATGTGTATGCACGCGGCCGCGCGGCCGTGTGGCCATGGGTCATATGGGCAGGCGAGCAGGATTGCCCATACTGCCCATGGTGGCCATGGGCAGGATGGGTCATGCCCCTTAGGGGTCGAGGGCATGCGGTGAAGGCGAGGGGCGCGCGGCACGGGGCATGGGGCGCCGGGGTCATATGGGCCAAATATCCAGCCGGAAAAAATCGCTGCTATACATACACATGTTATGTTATAACATCACATTTAGAAGTCTAAAGATTAGATGATAGAAGATACCCATTTAACCCTATAGCAGGGCGACGCGCGTGCATCGGGCCGCCCCATACCCGTGCCCGCCGACTATCCCATGACGATGGGCAGGATGGGCATGCCTATCGGCAGAGCATGCGGATGGGCGTTATGGGCACGCTGTTACAAACTGTTACAAATCTTATCGCACAGGATTGCGCGTTGTGCTATCGTTCGTTTCGTCGTAACACACTTTGGAGCACACAAAATAAACTCAATTATTGACAATGCAATCGACGCCGCCGTCGCGGTGATTCAAGACGCCATCGGGCAGACTGACGGGGGCTTTGCAGCTCATTATCTGACCGGCGAGCGCCTCGATGCACTGCGCGCCATTTTGACCGACTATGCGCGCGCAGAACTCGACGCACGTATTGCGCACTTGGAAACCCATGAACCTCAATCAGAGGCAGAGAAATGGGCGCAATGCGATGAATATGCGCAAGCCATCGCACTGCGTGAAATCGCTAACTAATCGGAGAGACATCATGACCCACGATAACGCCCGTTTGATTGCCGACGCCATTCGCACTACTTTGTTCACCGAGCGCCGCAACCATCCCATTGACAACGCCCAAGAAAATCTCATGGGCCGGACGCACTACGTAGACCCCGGCTCGCTGCGCTTCCACAAGTCCCGCATTCTGTCAGCTCGCCCGATCATGTCCGGCGCGTTTTTCCTCATCATCGAAAGCTGCGCGCTCGACTACGACAACACCCGGCGCGGGGTGCGCGCGGTTCTGTTCGATCTCATGGGGGAGACGGTTTACAGGCCCAGCCTCGAGGAGTGCCGCCGAACACGCGATCAAGCCTCCCGAGACTTTGAAACGTGGCTCGGGCATTTTGACCCGATCGCACACTACCGCGCCGCGATGCTGGAACGCGCCGAGCGCCTTTTTCGGGAAGGGATCGCCCTTCGCACCGCAGCCGCTAACCTCGAACCGCAAAAGGTGGCAGCATGACCTTTGACGAATGGCTCAACCGTCCGGTGTATCGGGTACCAGCAACAAGTGGAGGGATTGAACGTGAATAAATATTGGAATATGTACCGTCGCACGACTACGGTCATCACCGGCGGTAAGCGTCTACGGGCGTATGCAGAGAAGGGTGTTGACGGCTCGGTAGTCGTGCGAGTGTACGACGACGTCGCTGGTCATTTCAGCGTCGTGCACTCGCTGACACCGGGTCAGGTCCGGCACGTTATCGGGCGCACTATCCGCCTTCAGGGAGCCGCACAATGATCCGCTTCTGTCTCGGCACCTTACTCGCCATGGGCGCCGTCGAGGCGCCCCATGACGCGCCACTGACCCTCGTCATCGCGCAGGCCACTGTCGGCCTCATCATCGCCGCCTTTGGCGCCCGCAAGCTTACAAAGGAGAATTGACTATGACATCAATCGACGCCCGCACGCTCGCCACGGCCCTCGCCATACTTGAATGGACGAAGACTATCCCGCCCAGCGCCCAGCACCAGCCGCCGCTCGACTATTCCGTCATCCTTGACGCGCGCATCGCGCTTAGGCTTGCCCTCGAATCCCTGAAATTCGAGGTCAAGAAATGAAGACAATCGAACTGAAAGGTGCTGCGCTTGATTGGGCGGTAATGAAGGCCGAAGGCCCGGATTCATTTGCCGCAACCGTGTATTACGATGGCGATACGCCGTTATGTATCGACGATCAATGCGATGTTCCTGAAATCTGGAGTCCGTCAACCGACTGGTCCCAAGGTGGACCGATAATTGAGAGGGAGGGGATCAATCTGGACAACTACGCTAAGAGTCCGCAATGGAGTGCGTGGACACCGGCGCCCGAACGGAAGTCGGGAGAGGCGCAAGCATACGGACCCACGCCCCTGATCGCAGCGATGCGCTGCTACGTCGCGTCAAAACTCGG